GGCACCAGTATACTACCTAGATGTTCATCTACTTGGCCTTGCTGTGCATCCCAGCTTTGGCTTTGCTATGGAGGTTGACCCGGCGGGTTGAGGATGCAGTTGATCTCAACCTGTTTGATGCAGCGACGGAGGGTGACGTCGCGTTGGCATGCGGGCAGAGCGGACGGGTGGCTACGCGCATTGCGTTTGATGCTGCCATGGCTTGTAAGGACAAGTATGGCGAGTTGCGCTATAACAACGCGAACCGGTTGGTGGTTGGCGACTTCGTTCGCGACCATCTCCGGAGGGAGTACCCCGACCTTCGGGTCGTGGATCGCGTTATGCACGCAACGTACGCAATTGAGCTGGCATTGACCCCCACAGTCTTCGCCGTCGCTGCGGCCCGGTATTCACAGAACCGAGCCGTGGTAGACCGGCGGGCGGCTGTGGCGCTCCCGAAGTAGGGTTGCCCTGTCAGGGCTCCCGCGCAGGTGACCAGTGTGGATGTTCCACTGGTCCCTGAGCTCCAGGTGCGGGAGGAGCCTGATAGGGGAGGGCGCCAGGGGCGCCGTGAGGTGCGCTACTTGGCAGGCTTTGGGTCTGGGGCCTGTTTTGGAGTGCATGCTGACTGTTTGAAGAATTTGGTACGCGGCATCACGGAGCGCGTTTTGTACGTGCGCCGTGGTGAGGGGCTTGGCAAGCCCCCTCAGCCCGTGAGCGGAGTTTGGGAACGCCTGTCGTGTGTGCGACAGATGCTGCTGCGCAAGGCGCGCTCGACCCCCATTGTGGCACTGGAGGACTACCCTCTATTGTACAGTGGGCGCAAGCGCCTTGTGTATCAGCGTGCAGTCGAGAGCCTCATGATCCGGGGGCTGACTGTGCGGGACTCATTCGTCTCCGTTTTCATTAAGGCTGAGAAGGTCAACTTTACTGTGAAAGGTGACCCTGCTCCGCGTGTCATACAGCCCAGGTCCCCTCGTTACAACGTTGAGGTAGGCAGGTACCTCAAATTGTTCGAGAAGGAGCTTGTGCGTGCTTTCCGGCGCGCCTTCGGGTATGACGTGATTTTGAAAGGGATGAACGCTGACCAGGTCGGCGCGGCCTTGGCTACCAACTGGGGACAGTTTCGTAGGCCTGTGGCATTCGGACTCGACGCTTCGCGGTTTGACCAACATGTGTCCGTGGGGGCACTTGAGTGGGAACACTCCGTATAACGCCGTTTTCCGTTGCCCCAAACTCCGGAAGCTCCTCAAGTGGCAGCTGAAGAACCGCGGCATTGGGCGTACCGAGGGTCACCGCGTGGACTACACAGTTGACGGTTGCCGCATGTCGGGTGACATCAATACGGGAATGGGCAACTGCCTCATCATGTCCAGCATCGTGCTAGCCTATTGCTTGGTGCGTGGCATTCGTGCCCGCTTGAGCAACAATGGCGACGATTGCGTGGTCATGTGTGAGACGGGTGACCTGGCCCGGTTTGATGGCTTGGCTGCCTGGTTCCTCGACTTCGGGTTCAGTCTCACCCGTGAGGCACCCTGCTACCACCTTGAGGAGGTTGAATTTTGCCAGTTCCACCCTGTGCGTTTGTCGACAGGGTGGCGCATGGTGCGAAACCCCTTTGTGGCTATGAGCAACGATTGTGTCTCGTTGGTTGGCTGGTCCACGGAGCAAGAGGTCAGGAAGTGGGCCCACACAGTGGGCATGGGCGGCATGGCGCTGTGCTGTGGGGTCCCCGTTTGGGAGGCCTGGTATGCACGCCTGGTGCGGCTTGGTGAGGAGGCATCCGGTGGGCTGGTTGAGAGGGTCAATGACTGCGGTGCGGCATACTGGGCTCGTGGTTGCTCCCCTGCTGTGATCGATGAGGAGGCTAGATACTCGTTTTGGCGAGCATTCGGCATCCTCCCCGACCATCAGGTGGCACTCGAGGCTGAGTATGCCGGTCCAGCAGAGCTTCTCCCCAGCCAGCCCATGATGGAAAACTTCTCCCAAGCTGCCATCATCGATCAAGACAATGCCCTCTCAAAGATCACGCCAACCTGGTAAGGCCGCTGGGGCCATGACACATGCCGGAGTTCGGCGCAGGCGCTCCAACGCGCCACGCATGGAGCCAAACGGTGACGGTTCTATTCTGCGTTACAATGTGAGTGGTATCGCTTTTGGTACGTTCGAG